CAGCCAATCCTACGTTCTCGAATTGGTGGGGTGATATGAAAATCGCAAAATCACAGAAAGAAGCCGAAGCCCTGAACCCCGAACACATCTTCAAGGATTCAGATACCAGCTACCGCTGCTATTTCGCCGGAGAGATTCAGCGCCCTGTTATCCCCGAGAATCCCGTACCGCAGGAAGTGGACGCGCTACAGGGACTGAAAGCCATCGACGCGGCGGGACTCTCTGCTGCATACGAAACATGGGCGAATGATCCGAAGCGGAAGTTCCTCGAAAAGGCGTTCATCAACCGCGCTCGGACGTGGCGGCGGGACGATCCCGTGCTGGCCGCTGGTGCTACTGCGCTGGGGTTGACGAGTGAACAGTTGGATCAGTTGTTCGTGCTGGCGGCTACGCTGTGATTGTTGAACCGATCACCGAAGCGACGGCCATGGCGCATCTGCGCCTGGACGTTGACGATCCTGGACTCAGCCAGCTTCCGGGGGCGATTACTGCGGCGCGCCAGACGGTCGAGCAATACCTGAATGCCACGGTGGCCAATCGGTCGCTGACGTTGATGCTCGACGCATTCCCCGCCGGCGCAATACGGTTGCCAAACGGGCCTGTCACGGCCGTAACTGAGATCGCCTACATCGACACCGACGGAGCGGCGCAGACGGTAGCCGCGCACCGACTCGTGAGCTATCCGCTTTGCGACGTGCTGACGCCGGCATTCGGCGAGTCATGGCCAGCCACGCGCGACGTGCTCGGTGCGGTGACGATCACCTATACGGCCGGCATGATGTCAGGGTCTCCGCTCACGCTCGCCGACCAGGATATCGCCGCGGCAATCCTGCTCACGCTCGGAGACCTGTGGGAGAACCGCGAAGCGCAATTTGTCGGCGTTTCCGTGGAGGCGAACCGCACGGTATCTAGCCTGCTGCACCCACACCGCCGCGAGGTTGGCGTATGAGATCCGGCGACCTGGACAAAACAATCGAGCTGCAATCAGCCGTGACTGCGCAGGACGCTTTCGGTGAGCCGGTCGAGACGTGGTCGACGTTTGCCACTGTGGCCGCAAAGGTTACGCCGCAGCGCGGTAGCGAGCGATTCACTGCCGAGCAAGTCGTCGGCAAAGCCGTTGTGACGTTCAGGCTCCGCTACCGCACTGATCTAAGCGTACTCAACCGAATACGGTATAATAGCCGTGATTACGATATCCACGACGTGCGCGAGCTTGGGCGTCGTGAGGGCCTTGAGATTGATGCCAGCGCGAGGGCGGAATAATGGCGACACCGGTACGCGCACTCCGCATCAACGCAAATCGCGGCGGCGGGACTAGTAATACTGGCATCAGGCTGGAAGGCGACGTTGCGCTGTTCAATCTGCTGAATGAGCTTCCGGATCGATTGGCGAGAAATGCGCTACGCGGTGCGCCGAATGCCGCGGCACAAATGGTGCGCGACGAAATCCGCATTAACGCGCGCGCGCGGTTCCCAAACAGCCGTTTGTATCGGGCGATCAAGAACCGGCGCGCATCCTCTGAGGGCGACGACTCCCGCGCGTTTGTGTTCGTCGAACACGGATCCGGCTCGACTTACGATGCGTATTTCTGGCACTTTTTGGAATACGGCACGGTGAAAATGAGCGCCAAGCCGTTTGTACGGCCGGGCATCGACAACTCACGCGGCAAGGTCGGTGCCGTGATGGCGGACTACATCCGCAAGCGCTTTGACGCTGCGGCCAGGAAGGGGCAGGCGTGACGGCTGAGGCTGCGGTATTCAACCTGCTTTCGAATCACGCTGGCGTGTCCGGCTTGGTGGGGAGCCGCATTTACCCGGTGAAACTTCCGCAGGATCCGACCTACCCGGCGTTGACGTATTTCCGTGTCTCGGGGCTGCGGCATTCTGTGATGTGCAACGACACCGGCATTGTCGAGAAGCGCATCCAAATTTCGAGCTGGGCCGACTCTTACGCGGGCGTGAATGCATTGGCAGAACAGGTACGTGATGCCATGCAGCGCACCAGCGGCACGTTTGCCGGCGTGGAGATCATCGACACATTCATGGATGGCGACGGCCCGGAGATATGGGAGGATGAGGTGAGCGCTTATCAGGCGATCACGGATTGCAACGTGATTTATCGGGAGCAGGTATGAAATACAGAGTGCTGAAGCCGCACGGCGGCAAGATTGATGGCCAGAGCGGGATCCGACGCGAGGGAGAGGTCTACCCGATTGCAGACGAAGAGGCCGCTGTGCTGCTGAATTCGGGGCACATTGAGATTGTGCCGCAGCCGACCCACAAACCCAAGGTGACTAAAAATGGCGAAGACAATCCTGAGTGACGCGCTGATCGTCTTTGATGGCTATGCCATCCGGGAATCGGCCAACGCGGTCAGCATCGACTACGGCGCCGAAGAACTTGATGGCACCACGCTGGCGGATAACACGCGCATTATGGTTGGCGGCCTGCTCACTGCGGCAATGGGCGCTGAGGGATTCTTCGATGCGCCAAACCCGGACTCGGCATTTTTTGACCAGATGGGTCTGTCGGAGAAGGTCATTACCATCGCGCCAAAAACCGTCGAGGGCGGCATCGGGTATTCGCTGAATGCTCTTCTCGGCAGTTACAACCCCGGCGCGCCTGTCGGCGAGTTGCTGAAATATTCTATCTCGGCCGGCGCGCAGGATCGGCTGGTGCGAGGGACACTGCTCGCCAACAAGACCGGCATCATCACGAGCGGGTCAGGTACAGCATTTCAGGTTGGCGCGGCTACGGCCACGCAGACAATTTTTGCCGCGCTTCATGTGGTGGGCGCGACCGGAACAACGCCGACGCTGGACCTGATTGTTGAGAGTGACGACGCTGTGGGCATGACAACCCCGACCACACGTATCACGTTCGCCCAGGCGACTGGTGTTGGTTCGCAATTCAAGAAGCTGGCCGGACCCGTTACCGATTCCTGGTGGCGGGTGAAATATACTCTCGGCGGCGCGACCCCGAATTTCGGGTTTGTGGTGTTGGTGGGAATCCTTGAAAACAGGTGAGGTGATGTATGGCTAAAATGGTTTTGACAAATGCGTTCGTGTCTGTGGCGGGAACCGATATTTCCAGCTACGTGCGTACTGTTACGCTCAATTACTCAGCCGAGGAAGTTGACAACACGACCATGGGCGCGACTACCCGCATAAATCTTGGTGGTCTCAAAAATTGGTCGTTGGATCTGGAGGTGGCGAACGATTTCGCGGCATCTCAGATTGACTCGGTCGTGTTCCCCCTGGTGGGCACCCAGGTCGCCGTTATTTTCCGGCCGACAACGGCTGTTGTTGGAACCAGCAACCCGCAATACTCCGGTACTGGGATGCTGAGCACCTACAACCCCGTAGGTCAGTCGGTCGGTGATTTGGCAACCGCCCCCATCACCATTGTGTCTGCCGGCACGCTCGCGCGGGCGGTGGCGTGATGGGCATTCTATCGCGTGACCAGATTCTCCAGGCCGACGACCTCGGCCTTGTCGAGCTGAAAATCCCGGAGTGGGGCGGCAGTGTCTATGTCCGCGTGATGAGAGGTACGGAGCGCGACCAGTTCGAGGCGCGCATGACGAGCGGCGATACCGAGAAGCTGGCGAATGTGCGTGCTTACCTCGCAGCGTTGACCGTCGTGGACGCGAGCGGCGAGCGGATGTTCCGGAGCACCGAGGATATCGATGCGCTCGGCGGTAAATCGGCGCGCGCTCTGACGCGGATTTTCAACAAGGCTCTTGAAGTCAACGGATTTGGTTCCGACGACGTGGAGAAGCTGGAAAAGGGCTGAGGGACCGCCCCTCCCGGTATTTCTATTTCCAGCTCGCGGAGCTCTTGCACAAGACCGTTGAAGAGCTACTTGCCACGACAACCGCAACGGAATTGATAGAGTGGCAGGCTTACTTCAAGGTCAAAAACGAGCGCGAGGAAGACCGGGCGAAGCGCCGCAAACTGGAGGATGGGGCGGTAAAAGGGGCGGCTGAGATGACAAGAAAACTCCGAGCGAAGAGGTAACCGCATGGCCGTGATCGGCGACCTCGTCGCGACCCTATCTCTCAATAATTCCAATTTCGAAAAAGGCATTGAGAACTCGCGCACGCGCATGGAGAAGTTCCAGCGCGGGCTTGGCGGCATGGGTGCGGACCTGGCCCGCATGGGCAAGCAGTTTGCCCTGTTCGGCGCGGCAGCGGGTGCGGCTTTCGCCGGGCTCGCAGTTAAGGTAATTTCTGCGACCAAGGAACAGCAGGAGGCATTCGCGCAACTAGAGCGCGGTGTTGCTCTATCCGCCGGGCGTGTTGGCCGTTCAGTACAAGAGTTGCAAGCCGAAGCATCTCGGCTACAGAGCATCACGTTGTTCGGCGATGACCAAATAATCGAAGCTCAAGCGCGGCTGTTGTCGTTCCAGAACATAACGGAAGGCGTTTTCGACCGCGCAACGATTGCAGCTTTGGACTTGTCAACCCGGATGGGGACCGACCTCAACTCAGCAGTATTGCAACTCGGCAAGGCGCTACAAGACCCTGCAACTGGGCTTACAGCTCTCACGCGATCCGGTACGACGTTCACCGACCAGCAAAAGGAGATGGTGAAGCAGCTCGTGGACAGCGGGCGAACCATCGAAGCACAGACGTTCATCCTCGACGAGCTGGAGAAGCAATATAAAGGGTCTGCGGAGGCAGCGCGCAACACGCTTGGTGGCGCTCTCACCGGGCTCAAAAATGCGTTCGGCGACCTGTTCGAGGCCGGGCCGACTGATCAGGCCGAGGAGTTGCGGCTCTCTATTGAGCAGCTGACCACTACGATATCCAGTCCTGAATTCGTTGCGGGCGCACAAGCGTTTGCCGGCGCCGTCTTGGACGTAACTGTTGGCATTGCAAAACTGGTTGGTGAAATCCCGCAGGCTATATCGTTTCTCGGCGACCTCAGAGCAGCGCTTGGACTCGGCGGTGAGGCTGACTCGGTCGCAGGGATCGAATTGCAGATCGATAGTCTGCGGGAAAAACTGGTCGGGTTACGCAACCAAGAGCGTGCATTTGGCGAGGGGACGCAGGAGATCCCCATCGCGCAGGTCGAGGCTGAGATTGCCTCACTCATTGCGCGCCAGCAAGAACTTATGGCTTCGCAGACTCAGCAGATCGCTAAATCCGGTGAGGTTGCCAAAGCCGCGACTACGGAATCGTCGGCGATCAAAACCGTTACCACGTCGACGAAAGCAAGCGAAGCCGCAATCAAAAAGGCAAACGCCGAGCGGGAACGCCAACGGAAAGCGATACAAGATATTGTAGACGCCAACAATCCACTGCTTGCCCAGCAACGCACGCTTGTATCGCAGATCGCCACGCTCGAAAAAGCGATCAAGTCCGAGCGCGGTAGCACCGCAGAACTCACGAAAGCCAAGGCCGCGCTGGAGGAACAACTGGCGAGCTTGCGCAATCCGCTGGTCGCGGTCACCGAAGCGCACAAGAAAAACGTCGAACAACTCACCGCCGAGCTTGACGCTATCAAGGGCGGCGCTGCCGCATATGACGCGTTCCTCGCACAGAAAAAGATCGACGAGGAAACCCAGCGGATCATCAACGATTTGCTCGCCGACGGGCACGAACTCCGGGACCTCAATACCCAGGCGATCCGCGATCAGGTACGCGAAGAGCAGGCGCTGGTAAATCAGATCGAGAAAGAAAAGGACGCGCGCCTCGAAGCAAACAACGCGTGGGAAGGGCTCATTACCGAGATTCTCGGGTCGTTCCTCGACTCGACCGGCAGCATGGGCGATGCGTTTGCCGATCTGGCCGCGCGCATGAAACGCGAGGTGCTCAATGCCGGCGTCGGTGCGGTGTCTGGATTCGGGACATCCAGCACGCCGATACTGTCCGGGGCTCCGCAGTTGTTGGGCTTGGGCGGTAGTGGCGGATCACTCGACAAACTCTTCTCGAACGGCTCGCTGTTTCCCGGCGTGGAAGCCAACGTTCTGAATCTATCGAATCATCTTGTGGCTCAGTGTGGCGTTCTGGCCGACGC